TTCCTTAATAGCATCAATTGTTTCTCTTTCAGCTTCGATCTGCTTATCTAGAGCTTCTCTTCTTCTGTCAGCCGCTTCTAACTCATTCTTCATTCTCTTACGTAATGCTGAGATTGAATTATTTTCACCCTGAATTAGCTTGTCGTAATACTTCTGCAATCCGCTTTGCATGTATGCCTGAGATGCAACAACATTCATTGCATTTTGAGCAGCAATATCAAACTGTCCTGCTACTCCAGATAATGAGCTTGTAAGTCCCATAGAGTTAGCAGCAGCCATCTGAATTGCCGCAGCTAGATTTCCTGCTCTTTCCCATGCATCATATAGTTCTGGATTTGTTGCTTGAATTGAAGCCAATAGCTTTTGTCCAGCTGTTGTAGCCTGAAGTGACTCTATAGTAAGACCCTTCATATTTTCTGGCAAATAGTTAATTACGTTATCTAAGTCTTCAAATGTTTTTATCTGATTAATTGCAGATGCAGAAAGAAGATCTAGTTGAGAACTAAATCTTTCCCCAAGTGCCTGACTGATGGATCCGCCATCTGTAAGCTTCTTTGAAATTTCATCAAATGTCTTCTGAGCTGCATTCATTAGCTGATCCATTGCCTGATCTTTATTTGTTATTCCTGCAATGTCTAGCAATACTGGAATAGAAAATTCTTCTTGTCCAGCCTGCTCAAATATAGATGCTATAACTGTAGAAGCTGCTTTTTGATCTACGCCTTGTGCTACAAGTGTAGACTTTAGATTTCTTGCAAACTCTAGGGCCTGTTCTTTTGTATCTATACCCTTAGCTCTTGAAATCTGATCTTTAAATAGCTTCTTTACCTGCTCTTCGACTTTAGCTATCTCATCTGGACTTGGAAGTCCTGGGACTCCTTGAGCCTGCTTTTGATCTATAAGCTGCTTTGCTAAAGCCTTGCTTGTTTCTACATAAGTCTTAAACTTTGATGCTGCTGTTAATGCTGCTCCGCCAAATTCATTGAGTGCTTCTTCTGAAACAGAAACATCTGCTCTTGCTTTTCTTAATGATTCTGCATACATGTCATTAAGCTTTTTAATTCCAAATGCCAGTGCTGTAACAACACCTATTGCTATCATTCCAGGACCTGTTCCCAAGAATGAAAGTGCTGCTCCTAATCTTCCAACCATTCCGCCAGCCTTCATAAGGCTTCCGCCAACACCCTTAAGGCCCATACCTAAACCTTGAATTGCTGGCACTGCAAATCCTAGTGTCATAGCAAAGTTGGCCATATTGGAAGCCATTTGGTTTGTTGTACCAGTCATTCCCATCAACATATTTGCTGCTAATCCTGCAGAACCAACTGCGGCACCCATTGTTCCAGCAAATTTTGCTGCAGACTTTGCAGACTGTCTAATATTCTTTTCTGTTTTTGCTACGGACTTCTCTACATTTTTTACTGGCTCTTCTGCTGCAGCAAATGCTGCGGCTGCTTGAACTTGTGTGCCCACAGCTCCGCCTGCTGTTGGTACAGCTGTAGGAGCAGCTCTTCTAGAGCTTACAACTCTTCTTTCATCAATTAGCTTTTGAATATCTTTCTTATCTGCTATTGGAATATCTTTTGCTAGAGGAACAGTTTCTTTAGCTTTCTTATATCTAGCAGCACGTTCTCTAAATGACTTCTTCTTTCCGCCTGCAGCCTTATAGTCTTCATTTAAGAGGTCTTCGGCAACAACCATTGCCATCATACCTTCTCTTGTCATTAAATAGTCTTGATCTGGTGCTGATCCAATTACTTCATTAAACTTTCCTGGCATAGGAACTGGACCAGCAGATGTTTGAGACTTTCTTAATCTTTCTGCTTCTGCTGGAGACTTACCACTTGCAATAGCTCTATCATAAAGTTCTTTTTCTAAACGTGCTTTTTCAACAGGATCTATGTGTCCGCCTTGTGCTGTAAATAATGAGAAATTTCCAGCGCCTGTTTCTTCTCTATACATTCCAGAAACCATCATGGACTCATCCATCAGTCCAAGTGCAGATAGGCCTGCACCTGCATAAGGCATTAACTCTGCAGATGCTCTGTTTGTTGCAAGGCCTTTGTCTTGGACATTTCTTTGGAATCCCTTGACTCTTTCTCTAAGGTATGCGTCTGCTTCTTCTGGAGACATTCCAGACAACATAGCCTGAAGCTCTTCTTTCTTAGTTAGAGCTCTTTGATTTAATGGATCTACATCTGCTCTATAGTCAGCAAATGCTTGAGATGTTGGGATTGCCCCACCTGACATTCCGCCACCTGTTGGAACTATACCTCCGCCAGTTGGAATCATTCCTCCACCAGTTGGAGGTGGTGGACCTCCAGCGCCAGCTATTGCAACATCTTGATACGCCATAGCAAGCTTTTCTAAAGATGCTCGTAAAACATCTGCTGCTTGAGCTTGATTGTATGTAGACTGTGTATATGCATCTGCAACCTGATCTGCAGCAACAGTTGCTGTTGTGATTAATTCAAATGCTCCAGCGCCAGAACGAAGTTGTCTAAACGCCGCAACACCCTTAATTATGTAACCAATAAAGTTACCCATCAGACCAGTTAACATAATTAGCGGTCCAAGTATTGCTGTGATTCCAGCCAAACCAGTTAGAAGCATCTTAAATGGCTTTGGCATTTTTTCAAATAAGCTTAAAGCCTTTGCTCCAACATCCAATATATTTGTAAATATAGCTAAGAATGGCTGACCAAATTCTGCTAATGCAGCCTTAAATGTTTCTAGAGATCTCTTATATCTTCCAGAAGCTGACTCTGTTAAAAGCTTTAATTCTCGATCAGCAGTTGCAGCTAAATCTTGAGTTGAAGCATTCATTAAGTCTAATACTTGAAGTGACTGACTTCCTTCACGACCAATGTTATTTAGAAGTGCACCAATACGTGCAAACTGATACTTACCGAATAGTGATTCGATTGCCTGTTGTTTTTGTAGTGGGTCTAACTTATCTAAAGCTTTTTGCAAATCCATGACAAGACCCACAAGATCTCCAGCATTTGAATTTACTATTTCACTAACATTAATACCGAAGCCTGCAAGTCTTTCTGTTGCATTCTTTGAAGGGTTAATCAAAGATCCAAGTCCTGACTTAAGTGCGTTTGCACCTTCTGCTGCGTTAATTCCACCTTCACGCATTGCTGTTAGGAATAAAGCAAGTGTCTTTACATCTCCGCCAAGACCCTTGATAACTGGACCAGCTTTAGGAATCGCTTCCACCAGATCTTGAAGTGTTGTTGAAGTTTGGTTTTCAACTGAGTTAAGGAAGTCAATTGATTGTGTAAGTTCAACAGTATTTAATTTAAATGCTGACTGAAGTGCAAGTGTTGCCTTCATTGCTTCTTGACGATCAACTTCACCAAGAGTTGCAAGTCTTGTTGTTTCTGCTGTTGCAGCCAAAAGGTCGTTTCCTTCTGCACCAGTTGCAGCAATATCTGCTGCTAAAGCTAGTGTTTCTTCAAAAGATGATCCATATGTAGATGCCAAAGTTTTTGCCAACTCTGTAACATTCATTCTTACTTTTTCTAGTTCCGCAGTTGATGTTTGGCCTATACCGCCATAAACCTTAGCTAGTCTAGTTAATTCTGCGTCTGCTCTTCTGAATGCCTCCGATGCATTCTTTCCAAACAGCATGATTGGCAAAGTAAGACCTACAGTTAGCTGTCTACCTGCCCATTGAGTATTCTTACCCCAGTTAATTAAAGATGTAGCTCCATCACGCAACACTTTATTGAATATCATTGTTTGCTGTGCGCCAACTTTTGCTGAATTAGCTAGGTTATCAATTCCTGTAGGAGTAATTACTAATGCCTTTTGAGCACCGCTCATGTCTCTTCCAAGAGACTTTACTACAGACTGACTTACTCTTACTTGCTCTTCAGCAAGAGCACGAATTTGACCAGATGCAGATCTTCTAAAATCTGCATATGCTTTGTAATATTCTTTTAACTTAAGATTTTGTTTTGTAAGAGCTTTACCAAACTGCTCTGTAGAAGAAGTTACATTTACTATCTGAGAAGAAAATTGTCCGCTTGCCGTGACTAGATCACGGAAATTCATTACAGCAGCATCAAAATCTTTTTTATTTAGATTTAAGTTTCCAAGTAGTTGTGTATTTCTAAACTTAGAAAGCTGTGCCATGGCACGATTAACTTCAGCAATAAGAGGACCGAAGTCTCCATCAGCCCTAAAATTGAGATTAACCATATCAGCCATGTGTTATTCTTCCCTGTAACCTAGTCCTTGTCCAATACCAAAGCCTTCTTGTTCAGCAAGAGAACCTGTTACAGATGAAATGTCTCCATCAAGTCCCATGACTCTACGCTTAACATCTTCAAACGATGGTGTATCTCCGCCCTTACCATCGTCTTTCAGTTTTATTCCTTGCAGTGCTGCTTGGAATTCTTTTTCTTCATTTTTATCTTTTCTAGATGCTTCTAGAATAGATAAAAGCTCTGGCATTGATATTGACTCCTCAAGTTCTTCAAAGTTCTTCCACAGACCCAATAAAAATGCTTCTGCTTCGATGGCGGCTAGATCGAAGTCTGACCAGCTAGTAGAGCCGCCGTTAGAAGGTTTGGGTCATCAAGTTTGATTCCCCCACATACCTCAATAATTTTTGTTATTGTTGGCATGTCTAGCGCATCCTCTAACTTATCTCTATCCTGTACTAGGTCTGGTGCTGAAGCTTTTAATCCTACTGTTGCTGCATCAATCAAAACATCTACTGCCTGATCTTCAGATAGACTTCCGTCAAGCTTAGCAATGTGTGTCATAAACTCACGTAGCTTCTTAATTGATAATGGTTTTAGGGTTACTTTTGTTCCGTCTTGTAGTTCAATTTCATATGTTTCGTATACTGTTGTAGCCAAAATTGGCCTCCTTAATCTCTTTACCAATTATACTAAATTAATGGTATAAAGGCAACAAGCGACCCCTAATTAAAGGGGCCGCTTGTTTTGAGATTAAGAATACTAAGATTAAGCTTCGATAATTCTATCTACGATAATTCCGTATTCAGCACCTGAAAATGCTGGGTCTGGAAGTAGTCGGAATGATACTGGGAATACTGTTGCTTCGTTTCTGCGGTATGAGTGTGAAGAAGCTTCAACGTTCAATACACGACGAGCATGGTATACACGCTCTCTCTTCTTACCAGTTGATGCTGCTCTTGGAGCATTACCGATAAATACTAGTGCTCTTTCTACAGGCTCTGATCCGAGTGCTCCAGCTTCCATGCCGAGAGTCTCTCCACCAGTTCCCTTTGTGTAACCTGCTAGGTTATCTGAACCATGTGCTGCTGCATCCTTGGTTGCTGTTGATTGTGCGAAAGCGAACAATAGGTTCTCTAGTGTTGCTTCTGCCAATGTTGAGTTTACAGATACGGTCATAGCTTGCTTGAAAAGCTTTGCTGTATCTAGCAACTGGTCAACCTGAATATCGCCGTAATCTGGTGAGTACTGAACTTCAATACCCTCAGATGTGAATCCTACGTTTCTCCAACCTGTTGTGCCTGTTGCTGCGTTCATGTCAGCACGAGCTGATGCAGCGGCTGTGAATGCAGGTACTGCATATGTTGGCCATGCTGCTACCTGTGTTGAATCTTGCTTTGAAACCCAAACTTCTGCGGCACCAACGATAATATTATTTACATTTGCCATTTTATTTTACACCTCCGTCTTTGCGGTTAAATTAGTTTTTACTGCTTGAGCTGGCTAAGCCCTAAATCCTCGTTAATCAAATAATACTAGGTTATTGCTTAAAAAGCAACACCGTCAAGCAAATCTGCCAGAAGAGTTGATCTGGCGTCCATATTTGTATCTAATGACTACTTGACCAGCAAACCAACCGTTCTTTTCTCTCTGTGGCTCTGGAGAAAGAAGATCTGCCAAAGAGACTGAGAAGAATATGAAAGGTGACCCTGCTGGTAGAGAGGCATTTATATCTCTTGCCGATTCATCCATTCTTCTAAATAGGTCTAACATTAGATTCTGAATCTCAGCAATTTTATTAAAGTCTTGAGAGTAGGTGGTAAACATCATTGAATCACGACATATCATCCAGTTTTCTTCATAGCCGTCTGCTACATGATCATAAACGATGTGTGTTTTTGTTCCGAGCTCTTGATAGTTTATCATATCCTGTTGAGCTGGAAATATTGGAATTATATTAAGTACTGGTCCGTTTAATAAATCTGCCTGATAGTCATCTGCTTCTAATATCTTTCCAGCCGTGACATTTGAATTGGTTGTAGTAAGGTTTGACCAAAGGTAGTCTACTATTGCTTGAGTTGCACTGAGCGCATAATTAGCCATTATATTTTACCAGCCTCTAATTGAGCCGCAGAAGCAGCTAATGCTCTTACGGTATTTGGAGAAATCTTATTTACCACTATTCTGCTTGAAATAAGCGAAGGTACATTAGACGCATTCTTAGCAGCACGAGTAAATGATTCTTTCACTCCAGATGCCTCAATGCTTTCATTAAGCATACCGCTTCCAGCAAATCTTTCATATGTTCTAGCAAATCCCTGGAAAGCATTTGCTCCTCCTGGTTTTGTTACACGAACAGATCTGCCTTTAGGAAGAACAATTGTTTTTCCATCTTGATTCTCGAATACAAGTCTTCCTGCCGCAGATCTTGGACGAATTGTTACTGGAATTCTAAATTCCATAATTCTTGCTTTCTCTTTAAAAACATATTTTTTTAAGCTACGTGTGTTTGGAACATTTGTTCTAGATTGCTTAAATGAATAGTTAATTTGCATGTCATAGCCAGCTCCAGGAACCATATTAAGCTTCCAAAGTCTTGATGCTGGATTTCCAACACGCTTCCACTCATATACGTGATGTAATCTTGAAGTATATGAACGAGCTTGCATATCTACATAATTGCCAAAGTCTTTTGATATCTGGCTATAAATCTTTGTTTTAACTGCCTTTTGAGCTCTTGCTGAATTTACTAGATACTCAAGTGATGCAGCTTGATAATATATTGAAGCTGCTATCTTTGATATAGATCCCATGTCATCTATGACGCCAGTCTTAATTCTACCAGCAGACATAACCTTTTCTGCTGATTTAATCTGAGATACTATCTTAGCCTTCAAGTGACTGTACCTCCGACTTTTTAACTGTTACGTTATATGAAAGAATTGAACCAAATGGGTCAAGTACTGGGATTACACCTTGAACTTCATATATTACTGGAGTGTCATAATTATTCTGAATAAGGTCAAACCAGATGACCTCATCTTTTTGATTTCTAATATTGGTTATTCTCTGTGACTTAACTAATCGCTCTTCGGTCTCAATAGTAAGATAATCCATATCTTGATATCTCTCACCGACCTTTTCCCCGCTACCAGAAGTCTTTGAAGTCTCTGAAACGTAGCCTCTTGCAAGGCACTGGGCTGTTTTCTTGTACAGCCACTGTCTCTTTAATGCCTTTGTGATTTCATCCTGAGTCAGTGTTGACTCATAGATATCCATCTTCATATAAAGAGTAGACGATATCAGAGAATTAAACATTAAATTATCACCATGCGATTGACTATTAGTGGCTCAAGAATTCTATCTACCATGGAGTTTCCTGTACCAGTAAATGCCTGAGTCGATATTTCTACGTTCCAGTCTCCAGTCTGCATTCTCTTTACATACTTTTCTTTCCAGACTGAATCCTGATAGAAGAAGTCATTTGATAATCTTATTGCTGAATCGTAGACTTCGGATGGAACATTTAACCATCCAAACATACCTAATACCTTATAGGTATTTCCGCCCTTAAAAAATGCTGGTTCTGGAATAGTTGTATCATAAGGATATGAGGCAAATATGTCCAGGCCTGGATCTTTTACAAATCTGAGTGCATAATTTGTTGGCGTAATTTCAAATTCGTATTGGTTTCCATCAACAGATGCAGCGTCGTATATTAGTACATCATTCTGCCAGATCTTTGATATTGACTCAATTCTTTCAGGAAGCAAGAGGACGTCTGTTCCGTCGCCAATTACTTCTACTTGCTTTGACTTATACTCAAACTTTTGTCCAGTATAAGCATTAATCTTAAATCTTGCCCATCTTTCCGCAGCCATTACTTCTTCATAGGACTTGTAGTTTCTATCTGATCTATCAGTGCCGAATCCTGAAGCTTCTACAATCTCTGCAACATTAGCATATGGCCTTGAAACATTATATGTTTTCCAGTCTACAAAAGAAGTTCCATTTATTGTGTACTCTATCTTAACCTTAAAGTACTCGTAGTTTGTTGTAGAGTTAACTGGTACAAAGCAGAAGAAGCTTCCTTCATCTACGTCTGTGTTGTTTACTGTTAGTACTGTGCCAGAGGTTTCTGTGCCTTTATATATGGTTACAACTGGAGTTGACGTAGGGTCAATAGCTACGCCATTGTAATACGTTTTAAAGCTTATTGGTCCATTTGTACCATAATATATCTCTGGCATGATCTATCTCCTATGAGTAAAACTCTTTTACTTCTGATGGTGTTGCTAGTCTAAATCCCTTTTCAGTATCAAGGATCTTCATTGCTGAAGTCATTGGCATTGATATAAATGGATGCTCTTGAGTAAATTCATACCCATGTGTCTCATAAGACCTATTCATTCTTTCCATCTTTACCAATGTCTTGTCTGATACGTCAATCTCTTCCGCCCCTGCAAAAGCTGGTGCTGGGGGCAATTCTTCTTTTTGAACAGTAGCTAGATTATTTAGTAGCTCATCTGTGACGCCTTCTTCTGCTAATACTGCAAGGATATCCGCCTTATTCTTTGCTTCCGCTATATCTACGCCATATTCTGTTGCTATCTCTTTTAATTCTGATACTTTTAATGCTTGTAATGACATCATAACTCCGTTCGTTTATAACAATTATAGCATTTTGCACACTATAAGAGGAAAGGGATCCCCTTAAAGAAGGGGACCCCTTTCCAAACTTTGTCCTAAATTTAAATTATGGACGGTTTGCAGGTAGTGCGTTGTAGCTTCCACCTGAGATGTAAGCTGCTGCACGATCTGGATTATCGTATCCTGCTGCAATCTTGACGTTCTTAACGACAACAAATGCATCTGGATTTTCGATTGCTGTTCCTACACGAAGGAATAGAGTGTACTCAATTGTATCCTTCTTAGGCTTGAACTCACGGTGCACAACGATGTCACGCTTAACACCCACGATAACGTTATCTGGGAATGTTAGGTGGATATCTCCATGTGAACCTGAAGCTCCTGAGTGTGTTCCTGTCTGTACTTCATCAAGAAGTGGAACCTCGACAACTGGAATACCGAATGCGTAAGGGATTACGCCTCCTGGTGCTCCGTTGTTAGCAACAACATCTCCACGGACGATTCCTGAAGCGATATCTTCTGGAGTTCCTGGAATTGTTGTCAAGCTGTATAGGTAATCCTGGATCAAGTTTGAACCTGATAGGAAGCGTAGCTGGTTACGGCGCTGCTTATAGCGACGTGGCATCTTCTTAAGTGCATCGTTAAATACACCCTTTGAAATTGTTGATCCGCCTGCATCTACAACGTGACCTTCGTCCTTTGCGATGTTAACGACACCCTTAAGTGCCTTCAATAGTGGATCAGAGCCTGTTCCAACTCCGTTAAGGACTAGATCCTCAACATCGTTTCCGACCTGTGTAGCCATCATTCTTGCGATGTGGTCTTCTAGGTCTGCGCCCTCAATGCCGTCTTCTAGAGACTCTGAAGAGAGTTCCCAGTCAAGACGTAGCTTCTTGGTAGCAAGAGAAATCTTAGCGAATACAACGCTCTGGTTTGCAGCTGTGTCTGTAGCTTCAGTTGCAACCTTGAGAATTCTTTCGCCAACACCGATCTTGTCAATTTCTTGAATGTCAGAACGCATGCGAATGGTTCTGGCAAACTTTGTGACAACTGTTGCATCGAACATGTAGTCGATGAAACGGTTAGACTGTTCTGGCTTTAGCAAACCACCACGAGCTGAGTCAGCTGCGGATGTACCAAGGTCAGTTGTCTGAATTGCCTTTTCTAATAGTTCATTGCTCATTTTTATTTTCACCTCTCTCTTTATTTGGTCTTAGAGTTCATTGCGGACACCGAGGAATGTTCCGCCCCACTTGCTCTTATTAATGGGTTCATCTTTAGACCCGCCGAGGTCTGCTGACTTCTTGATTGCAGTGTCTGATTCGACTGCATCAATTCTTTTCTCTGTTGCTACAAATCCCTCTTTGAGAGAATTGATAACCTCAGAAATCTCGTTGTACTTCTTGTCAAGCTCAGCAATCTTTGCATCTGATGCCTTAACAAGCTCTTCTACGCTTGTGCGTACTGTGTCAAGACCTGCTGCATTATCTGCTGCAGTCTTTGTGAATGATTCAGTGAAGAATGACTTGAGTTCGTCAATCTTCTTAGAAATGTCAAGCTCTTCAACGGCGACTTCTTGAACGTCTGCTGCTTTTTCAACAACAGTCTCTTCTTCTTTCGCCTCTGGAGCCTCTGCGACAGCTTCTGCTGCGTCAGCTGCTGGGGTCTCTTCAACCACAGCTTCTACTGATTCAACAGCCTCTGCCTGAAGTTCTGTATCTGTCACTTCTGTACCTCCTTCTTTGGCTGCGTTATTTATAACGTCGCCGCTAGATTCACGACGTTCTCCTGAAAAGTCTTCACCTTCAGAATTCTTTTTTAGATATGAATCAACAATTAACTTAATTGATTCTGCTTTATTAACATC